AAATCACTATTTAACGTAGAAATATCTGATTGTATTTTACTTATACTATCTTCTATATTTCCAATCCCTAATTTAGTTTTTATCAGAGACACGATCGTTGACCACTTAACCTTACTGGCGGTACTCCCACCAGTAAGCATGTAATCATCATCTGATATTGTCTTTTTCTCTGTTAAATCCGATATATGTACTAAAGGTATATTGATTGCCATAACATCACTCCTTAATTCAACTTGTTTTCTCTGACGTAGCTTCTGATAGCATCAATGTGCTTTTTAAGTTCTTTATCTACTACCCAGAAATTTTCTTTTTTATTCTGTGACAATGGTTCTCCTGTGTTATCGTCAATCTCATTGTATGTGTATGATACTCTGTCTCCACCGTCAATATTTAATACCATAAAGCTACTCAACTGTTTCATTTAACATTTCCTCCTGTTCTTTAATCAAATCGTTGATTTCTTCCATATATTCTTTCTCATAGTCAATCACTTCTTCTTTTTCTGAGTTATCGAATTTTTCAAGTCGTTCAAATTCGTAATCTTTCTGAATTGCTTTGATTTCCCACGAAAATTTAAGGTTTTCAGTGCCTCGAACGACAAAGTAACTATCGGTCTTTTCTTCTACCCATATATCGCCTTGCCCCTCTTTCTGCAAGAATACTTGGTACTCAACACCTGTGTTTACTGTCTCTGAAAATATATCGTTAATGTCTATGTAACATTTTCCTGTATTATCAGTACATCCAGAACCTATATCCCCAAAATATGGGGTTGCTGTTTCATAACAATACTGCTTTCTTGTATCGTAATTTTCTGTATCTATGATTCTGTTTTTTGTTCCTGCAACAGACAAACTTCCGCCAATAGTAACTGGCTGATAAAAACTTGATTTTTCTTTTCCAAAATGAAATTTATAATTACTTACCGACCCAAGATAAAGTGATTCATCCGTCATATGCATTGTTATGTCTGTTTGTACTGTAATTGGTCCACTGCTGTTATTTTTTAATACAATCTCATCTGGGGACAAAATCGCACATGCACCAGTTCCATCCTTGTTTTCAGATAAATATATACCACCGAACACGTCTGGTGTTATACACACATATGATATTGGCTTTTCTCCCATGCCTGATATATAATGCGTTACGACTATCCCTTTCGTGTTTATGTCAACAATTTCATTGTCATTTGCATCATAAACGTGCATTTGTCCATTACCGTACGTGTTTGCTTTTCCACCAAGATTTAATGTTCCACCTCTAGCATAAGTAAAGTTGATATACAACTTACCGTCAGACCCACGATAAATACCTTGCCATGCTCCGTCGTTGGTCAGCAGATTGAATATATCTTCGTGAGTCAGTGCATCTACGTCAATGGCTACTGGAATTGTCTCAATATCCAACACCTGTGAAAATCCACCTGCGGCATACATCGTACACCTTAACGCTGTAAGATTTCTTGAGATACCGATACCACTTGAACCGCTTGCAGTAACACCGCTTGAACCACTTGCTAGCACAGAGTACAGTGCATGGGTAATGTCAGTTTCATCTGAGGATGAAGTATAAACGGTCGTGTATGTATCTCCGTCCGTTGTTTCCTCAATCTTGAATCGACACTTATAAGCTGTACGTGCTGTTGCTGTACCGTCACGGTAGTAACCAGATAATGTAATGTAGTTCGGCACAATCGTGTTGTCCGCAGACATTTTCACGATACTTGACGATGTTTCCATGAAGTACGTTCTTCCTGCACTTCCTTGCGGACCAGTTGCTCCCGTATTCCCTTTTTCTCCCTGTGGTCCTGTTGCCCCTGTCTCTCCCTTGATTCTTGCCCAAGTGTAAGAACCAACCGTTGTAGGGTCTGCTTGGTTATAGTCGGTGCAAGTTCCGATATATGTTCCAACGTCCTCTCCCGAATTAGAAGTGAACGTCTTACCGCCATCGTTACTATACTTAACATGGAAATATGGTGTTTTACCGTCCGCACCTGCCTTACCTGCCGTTCCATTCGTTCCGTCATTGACAGTCTGTGTATGTGTTCCATTTTTATCTGTAATTGTGATGGTTGTTACTGTACCGCTTTTTGAAATTGATACTGTCGGAGATACACCGTCATTTCCTTTAGCTCCCTGCGGTCCAGTCGCTCCAACTTGTCCATTAAGAACTATTCCAGATGCAGTATAATATGCGGTAATACTTTTTGTAGCATCACTTCCTTTTGCAATAATTTCATATGCATTGCCCTTTTCTAATCCTTTCATACCGATAAAAAGATGAGTAACACGAGAACTTCCCCAAGTGTCGGTCATTGCAGAACCACATTCTATTAATGTGTTTCTGGCGGTTCGGGTTAATCCGCTTGCATCCGCAGTAAACAAACATATTATTTTTCCAGATGCTACTGCACTCAATGGGCTGTCTAATGCACTTGCTGTCGTATATGTATCATAACTTTTTATACTTTCTATAGCACCACTGGATGGATTGATAACTACTAATGTATGTCCTTTAGTTGGCATAAAATCATATTTAATTCCATTTATAAGAACATATGATGCATTTTTACTAATTCCTTGAACCGTATCATAATTAGTACCAGATACAGTAATATACGTTGCATTTTTACCGTCAGTTCCGTCTTTACCTGCAACACCCTGTTCTCCTTTATCCCCTTTAGCTCCTTGAATACCCTGTTCGCCTTTAATCTTCGCCCAAGTATAAGAAGCTACTGTCGTTGGATCGTTTAGGTTGTAATCTGTGCAAGTACCAATGTAATCTCCTACCGTTTCGCCAGAATTGGAAGTAAAGGTTTTTCCACCGTCATTTGAGTATTTGATGTGAAGATAAGATGTTTTTCCATCAATACCGTTAGTACCTGCGATACCCTGTGTACCTTTTTCTCCCTGCAATCCTTGGAATCTTGCCCATGTATATTTAGATGGGTCGCTTGAGTCGGCTTCTGTAAAGTCCACGTATGTTCCAATATAGGTAGATGGGGTTTCAGTCATTTGAGAAGCTGTTGTGGGTTTTGCCACAGAACTATACTTAATGTGAAAATATGTTGTATCTCCACTAGCACCCTTAGGTCCTTGGATTCCTTGTTCTCCTTTTGGGCCTTGAATACCTTGTAGACCCTGTGGTCCTTGGTCGCCTTTTTCGCCCTTTTCTCCTTGCGGACCTTGGATTCCCTGTTCGCCCTGTGGCCCTTGAGGTCCAGTGGCACCCTTTTCCCCTTGCGGTCCAGTAGCACCAGTTTCTCCCTTTGCACCCTGTTCTCCTTTAGCTCCCATCTTACCGATGGAATATGTTGTGCTTGTGGTTTTATCAGAGTAAGTATATATGGTCCTCGTCCACAGATATTGATTTTCTGCAACGTTTGGCGGTGTTTTGCTCCATGTTCCTGTTGGTGCTACCGTTCCGCTGTTGGATGCTTGATAAGTCGTTTCAGAACTTGTGATACTTCTACCGCTTGCTCCAGTTTCTCCCTTATCTCCTTTTGCACCTGTCTCTCCAGGGATACCGCCTTTTAATTTAGCAATGTCAAATCTTTTCGTAACAGAATATGTATTTAGGTAATTTGCTGTAATATCCACCCATCCCACGTCTGTTGTTAATGCTGTCACAGTGTATGTGTGAGTTGAATTGTTCCAAGAACCTACGACACCGCTTGACTTCTGCACATTATAAGTACAGTCGTTAGATATGTCGGTATGACCGTACAAAACCTGTGCTGTCGTGCGGCACTCTGGAAACGTTGTGTACTCTCCCTTATAATCTGTCGTGATTGCTTGATAATCGTTGTCCAGATTGATAATCATTGCACGAGATTTTCTGGCTTCTTCCAGTGCCTTATTGGCTGTCTCATCGTCCGTGTACTTGTTAAGCTTCTGCCAGTCTGTTTCCACATAGCTTGCACCCTCTCCCCTTGCTACCACGCAAGTAAGGATGTCTCCGTTCTGTCCTTGATTCCACATATCTCCTGTGTCATAAGGTGGTGTAGGTTGTGTTAGGAATACACGGCACTTACTGTTAGCTGTAGACTGTGCAAAAGATGCTGTCTGCAATGCTTTTGTGACGTCCGTATCTTGTACTAACTGCCACTTCCATGTATCGCCGTCTTTGAAAAATCTGTAAGCATAACCTTTAGATTTCCAGTAAAACAAATCTCCCTCATGCTTCTTTTTATCATCTTCTGTTGTCCAGTCAGAAGCAGGGATGTTTTTTAGAGTTGGCTCATAGTCGTAGTAGAACGTCTCGATCTGTCCGTCAATCTGGTTCTGTAGATCAGCTACACTTTTTGTAACTGTTTCTGCAAAGTCTGATACTTTACCGTCTGCATAGTTCTTAGATTCTTTCACTGCATCACTGATCGCATCGGGTGCTGATTTACCACCGATTGTGACGTTATCCCCAGAAATCTTTACAGTACCAGTCTCCATGTCTGCATAGAAGATGATATTTCCAGATTTATCTTTGACAGTTAATGCACCAGTGTTGATATAATCTGCATTAATACCCTCTGTATAAAGCAATCTTGCTACCATTTCCCCAGTGATCGTAAATCCGTAAGGATATGTCTTACCACCATCAATAGAGAATCCGATAACTTCCGATGTCAATTTAATAACATTCTTTGATTCTACTAATGTTGGTTTGTCATGCAAGTAATATATAGTCGAACCATCTAACAGTATTTCCTGCGTTGCATACATTCCATTACTGTTTTTTAATACTTCTTGCATCTTATCTAAAGCATTTTGACGATCGTTTCTTTCCTGTTCAATTAACTGTTTTCCTTGTATAATTGCTTTCTGATTACTTGATGTGTAGTTGCTCTGATTACGCAATGGAGATTCTGCACTATTCTTTAATGTTGTATATCCAAAGAATACAAAGTTTACATCTGTTAATACAGAATAAAAGTTGTTCCCTCTCCAATCCGTAACTTTAATCTTATCCATAAACTCTGCTATTGGATAAGATATATAGTCCATTGTAAATCCCCTAAAAGTCACATTTTCAAATATTTCATAAATCCATGAAATAAGTGTTTCCTCATGTCCTTTGACCAAAGGATTTTCAATGGATAATACATAGCTATCTCCACCGACTTTTACAATTTCTTCTACATCTTCTTCGTTTTCGTTACCATCTTCATCGGTTGTTGTTTTAGTAACAGTTTTTGTCATTTGTACACCTGTTACCTGCACATCGTTTGTATCACATGTTAGATTGTTGTAATCGGTCAAATCATGGATGCTATCGTTTTCATAGTTAAAATCATAGGTCATTATCTGTAAATGTCCTGTACGGTCAATTCTTGCGTTTCCGCAGGCAATCATAGCTATAAAACCTATAATCTGTCGGTGTGTGTACTCACTAGACGGCATGGTTGGTATCTGGAAGTCATTGTGTAAAAAGTTACTATCTCCAATCAGGATACCGCAGGTATCACAACTGTCAATTAACACACTCTTTGCTGTCGCAGGGAATGTCAACGATGTACTGTATGACTTATCAGCCTTGTACATATCATCATGTCCAACAATCGTAACTACATTTCCGTATGTTTCTGGCTGTGTAACAGTAAATGTACCGTATTCAATTTTTTCGGTTGTAGATGATAATTCAAACGTAAGATACAATCGGATTTTTGCTCCGAAGAAATCATAATTAGACAAGTGATCATCGTCATTCATAATTTCTAATTGTACATTACGGCTGAGTGCAACACCTAAAGGAATGGTGTTAGCACCTGCCGAATCAACAAGACTATTGTTATCTATTGAAAAATCATCTTCTCCCAACGTCAAGACCGTTCCATTTGCAAGTATCACTTCTGCATTACATTTAAAGTCCTGCCGTTCTTCCATTAATTTTTTAAATTCATTACTTACATTTATCATAGAGGATTAACCCCCTGCATATTAAAAGATATACTTGACACTTCTTCATGATTTTCTTTTAGTGTCTTTATTTTTATATCAGACATTTGACCTACATAAAATGTATCAGTTCGCCATTTTCCGTAATACACTGAAAAATAATGTAATTCAAAGTTCTTTCCTATTACCATTTGCAATATCTCAGATACATTTGACATAGGTACTTTCGATGCTGTATAAGTAAATCGCTCCACTGTAAACATTGGTGTAAATTTACCTTTACCACCCTGTGTCCTTGTGCTACCTTGCGTATAAGTAGTTTCAAATGCTACAGCGGTGTCTGAATCTGGTTGCCAGACTTTTTTATTATTGATTTTTATACAATCCTGTGCCATATTTACTCCTTTCTACGCAAGGCTGAATGGGTTTCTACCGTTACTCATTTGTCTTAGTTTTGCTTCTTCGATAAATTCATCAAACAACGTCCTGCGGTTAATCTGTGCTGTGAAATGATAATCCCCACCATTGTTACCGCTGTTGTCTGATTCTAAAGACTTCATAACAGATAATAGTTGTTCAAGTAAATTGAGTACATCATTGTTGCTGCTATCTGTACTGTATTGCTTTTGTGCGATCACTGCGGATGCTTTTGCAGGTATTACCGCTCCGTTTGCTACATATGGTGCTGTAAATGGTACATTTGCCAACTGTTTAGATTGGTCTAATAATGTATCAATCGTATCTGGGAAAGCTTTTTCAAGGCCTACTGTGATTCCGGCAGGTATCATCTTACCTACTGTATCTCGCATCAAACGTGATGGAGAATGGATTCCAAAGAAATCTTTAACACCCTCCCATGCCTTTTGTGCAAGACTTGTCATTTTATCGACAAGAATCCATGCAAAGTCTCCAACACCTTTTGCAATACCTTTTACTACATTCATTCCAACGCTGCCCCAATCGACATTTTTAAATGTAGTTTTCATATCTCTTATCGCAGATGTAGCTTTTTTTGATAATTCTTTAGGAAGATTTTTAACCGCTTCTATGATATTGGTCAATATTTTCCCTGCCGTTGTTTTAAGTCCAGACAATTTCCCAGTAATTCCATTGCCTATCCCTTTAATTCCGTTTTCTCCAAGTCCTTTGAGTTTAGACGGTAAATTCTTTATCGCATCAATCAAGCCATTGTATGTATTCTTCATAGCATCAACCGCAGTATTTTTTGCATTCATAATTCCGTTTTTAATACCTGTGATGAGGCTTTTTCCAAGTGATAGCCAATTATAAGCTGTAAATACACTGACGATTGCCTGCACAATCTTTGGCACGTTTGCGATCAATGTCGGTATTGACTGGATGAGACCTTTGAGCAAGATTGCGATAAGCTGTACTCCTGCAAGTAATATCTTAGGGGCATTATCGTTAATAACGCCTGCAATATTAATCACAATCTGTGGTACATTTTTGATGATGTCTGGCATTGCTTTTGCTATACCTTTTGCAAGATTTAACATAAGCTTTAAACCAGAATCTACTAATTTTCCTGCATTGCTTCTTAAGTTTGCAGTAAAACTCGTCAATGCTGATAATCCCTTACTAATAAACTGCTGTGTCCCATTTGTAATACCTTTTGCCAAGTTATCCATAAAAGACACACCAAGCTGTGTTAATGCCGTGATTGCTTTTCCTGCAACAGATATTGCACTAACAAATATTCCAACCCAATCAATAGATGTTAATAATGTTGCTAATTTTGTGCCAAGCTGTGACCAGTTTGTTGTAGTAAGTGCATTATCTAATGTTGTTAATATTCCTAATGCTAATCCAGATAAGCTTGTACCAATAGACTTAACATCTATCTGGTTGATCGCACCATTCAAAAATCCACCTATTGACGTTCCTATTTTTGCCCAGTTAAGAGTATTTACAGCTCCCTCTAACATTTGAAACGGAACATTTATTTTATTCGTAAACAACCGCCCTACATTATTCCAATTCACTTCATTGAATAAGCCGTTGATACCTGTTGCAATTTTTGAACCAAGATTTTTCCAATTGATTCCCTCTATCAACAGATTCAGTGTGTTGACAATTGTATTAATACCTGCACCCACAGTACGTCCCATTAAATCCCAGTCTATGTGATCAACAAGACTATTGAATGTCCGTGTAAATGCGTTCACAAAATATGTAATCTTCGGGCCTACATTATCCCAATTGATGGCATCATAGATTTTTTGCAATCCTTTATTGATACCAGATGCAATGTAAGTCCCAAGTCCCTCCCAGTCCTCTTTCTTTATGAGGTTCTTAATCTTCTTAGCAATGTCCGCAATAGAAGATTCAATAGGAACTTTCTCAAACATATCTCCAATGGATGGTCCCGTGTATCCGCCACCACCTCCGCCACCTGTTGATGGCGTTGAGCTTGAACTAGGTGTATTGTCTTTTTCTTTCTGATACTGTCTGATTTCGTCCAGACCAGAAAGATATGTCTGCATCTCTTTATTTGCTTTTTTTGTTGCATTTGCGTTTTTCTTTGTAGACTTCGCTGCACTATTAGAACTCTTAGAAGTCTTTTGCAACGATGCAGCATAATCTTCTTGTACAGCTTTTGCTTTTGTAAAAGATTTCTGTCCTGTCAGTGCTGCTATGAACATACCTATATACGTGATCGCTTTCGATAACATATTCATGAATGCTGTTAATATAGGTGCAACTACGGACAAAATCGGTGCAAATGCTGTTGCCAAACTGTTTTGTAACTGAGTTAATGCTGACATCATAGAAGATATCGAAGCATTAGTAGCTGACGAATACTGTGCAAGGTTATTGATGCCTGTCATGATTCCACTGTTAACTTTAGAAATCATTCCAAAAACGGTAGAATATAATATACTCATACCGACCATTCGACCAATAGAAAAGCTTGCATTATTAGCACTGTTTGTAGTGCTTGTGAAGTTCTGTGCCAGTCCACCAAGACGTTTTCCAAGTCCAGATACGACTCCACCCATCCTACTAAAGATAGATGAAATACCGCCTGTCTTTGTCTTAGCACTGTCCGCAGACTGACTGACATTCTTAAATGATGAACCAAGCCTACTATTTGTGTTAACAAGTCCTTTTTCTTTTGCATCAGTCTTAGATATTTCCTTATTTAATGCATTTAAGGCTTTCTCACTTTCTTCTGATGCTGTCTTTGCGTAATTCCCTGTAATCGGTGCAGTACGTACTTTCTCTGTTGGTTGTGCAGTTGTTGTTCCGCTGTCTAGCTGTTTTTTCTTCGCTAGTAATTCGTCATATTGTCTGCCGAGTTTTTCCGCAGCACTCTCCAACGCTAAAAACGCAGGGGAAGAAGTTGCATTCTGATTTCTTGCAAAGATTTCTTGCTGTGCCGTTGCTACCTGCTCAAACTGTGTATCAAGACGTTGCAAGGAATCTTCAAGAATCTGATATGCTGTTGTCTTGATATTTGAATTGCTGATTTCATCCTGCAATTGTGTTGTTTGTCCTAAATCGGTGTTTAAGGATTCAACACTCGTTTCTGTACCTGTGATTTCTGCATTTAATTTTTGTAATGCTTTTGCACTCTCTTCGCTTGCAAGACCTGTTCCACCAGTAAGCTTTGCACTTTTAGGTAGACCACTGTCTGTACTCGCTGTCGGTGCTTCTAACTGCTTTTTCTTTGCAAGAAGTTCTTCGTATTGCTGATCTAGTTTAGCCGCTGCACTTTCCATAGCTTGAAACGCAGGAGAAGATGTTGCACTCTGATTTCTGTTGAATACATCCATCTGTGCTTTTTCCAACTCTGCAAGTTTCTGTCCTGTGGTTTCTATTGCTTTATCTAACGTATCAAGTGCAGTCGTCTTAATGTCTATGTTATCAAGTTTCTTTTCTGCCTGTGCGGTCTTTTCCAGTTCCTCAGCCACGGTCTTTGCTTTTTCTTCGACAACATCCATACCTTTTGTATCTGGTGCTTTTATACCGCCACTCATGGCTTTTTCCATTGATTTTCCAATGGTTTTTACTTGATTGGATAAACGTTTTAAAAGGGATGCGATTTCTTTCACACTTGCTTTTGCTTCGGTTGTATCAATCTCTGTTTTGATATAAATACTTCCATCCGCTTTTTGTGTAGCCATTCAATCACGCCCCTTTCCCATTCAGTAAATCGTTCAAACGTTTCTGTTCTTCTAATTCCTCTTCGGAATATTTAACATCTAGGTCAATAAGCGTTTTATTTTCTTTATAGAACTCTCTTTCCCAATCTTCCAGTTTCTTTCCTTTGGCTTTCTTCATGCGAACACTAAGAATCTGCGAAAACAAAGACTCTCCAATTTCCATGTAAGCTCCTAAAAAAGTCCACCAATGTAAATACTGCATAGCTCGTATTTCTTTTCCAAGTACACGGTTAACAGATGGGATGATAACTGGTGCATCATATTCCCAATCCATCACATGAGGTTGTTTCTTCCCATCGTCCTTGATACCCATGTCAATAAATTCGATGGCTTTTTCAATAGCTTCTTCATAGTCTTGTGGTGGCATATTTCCAAAATCAACGTATAAAATGGTAAGGCAAACAATCCACTTTTCATCGTTCTCAAAGTCTGGGTCATTAAATGTTTTTAAAATGTCCAGAACTGCACGAAAATCTGTGCGTATTTCATAATCTATGCCACCAACTACTATGGATGTAGGAAGTTCCCAAACTTCCATTATTTGTGATATTTAGACGTTGCCCTTTTAATTTTCGCCTGTTTCTTTTTGATTCTCTGGTCTGTTACCTGCTCAATAACGTCCGCGATCTCAACGATGATATTCTCAATAAAGAAATCTCCACTTTCCGTTAATGTCAGTGGATTGCAGATAGCAAAGACGGATTTAGAAGCTTTTGAATTGAGTAAGTAATCAATCTGTTCTTCTAATCTGTCGGATAATTCCAGAATGTCTTTTTCTGTTGCATCTTCTGGTACTTCCATCTTTTCAAGATTTGCAACTACCTCTTCATATCTCCTAATGATATTTAAATCAACAGGATTGAAAGAAAATCTTCCAATCTCTGTATCATCTTCATTGGTCAGTACCACATTTAAGGCACCAGTTTTGACTTTTCTTCTTAATTCTTCCATTTTTTAACCCCTATTTTCCTGTGCTAGATGTACTTACTGAACTTGCAGTTGCTGTAAATTTACCTGTTTCAACGTTGTAAGTACCTTTTGTACGTTCTCCAACATAATTGACGGTAAATGGAATCTGATAACCAGATGTGTCCCCACCGTATGATGTAGGTGTTACATAACATTCCTGCTGATATGCTTCATAAGCTCCGCTTGTAGCTTCTTTCCACATATGCACTTCTACAGCGTTTGTCTTTAAGTTGTCGTCTGTGTAACGATTATCAACAATCTCCTGTAGTTTCTGCGATAATACAGAGTCAGCTTCTGCATAATAAGGGTCAGCTTCAGAAGATACTTCGTATCCGTTATGTTTAAAAGTTGATTCTCCGATGATGTTTTTAGATGTTTCTGTGTCTGGATTCAGTTCGACATTGTACTCTTCTAAATCTTTTCCCAGACGTTCATAACCAGATGTTCCGCCACAAAGTGAACCAGAATCTAAGAAATGAGCCATATATTTACGTGCAATTTTACCTGTTGTAACTGCCATTTTGATTCTCCTTTATCTTTTCAAGGTTAGTGATCTGCTTCATAATACAGACCAGTTAATGTGTTATCTATCTATCAAAGTCATTTTGATACCGGGCAGAAATGTTGATTGCCCAATTCTCAGACTTGTTTTCGTTTGTGCTGTCCAAATATGCAGGTGTCTGTCTGTCAATCGTTAAAAACTTTCGATTGCCTGTCAGAATCGGATATTCTTCTAGCTTATATGTATTATTGTTAATCGTGATTGTTTGTTTTTCTAACCATTTGCCAAGGTTGTCCAACCACTCCTTAATGTCTGCTTTCCTCTTTGGTTTTGTACCGCTTGCACGACATATCACGCAAAACGGATACAGACATACCTGTGTGACGTGTCCTGTGATACTTTCTTTTTCTGATTCGATCACTGCACCGCTTACTGGGAACATTGCTTTTCCGCTTGCATCATCTAATGTAGAAAATGCAATTTCGTCTCCCTCTCTTAATTCTGGGAATTGATTTACCAGTTCCTGCAATGCTGTTGTGATCACATCAAAACCATCAATGTCGTACTTGACTGCTTTCTTTTCTTCTGCCATTAACTTCCCCCTGCCTGCTTCTTAACATGAGTAACCCATGCTTTACCGTGATTCTTCTTTGCTGTTTCAAACCATTTTGGAGTTGCTTTTGGATTCTGGTAGCTTAAGTCAACTTTTGCGTTGGTATGCCCTGCAAATTCAGAAACAAGAACCTTTCTTGCCCCTTTTCTTGCCCATGGAGAACCTGTTAGTTCATCAACCATGCCTTTTCCATAGTACAAGAAACGCCCCATCGGTCCAGTACCTGCACATACCATTCCTGTACCTGCAAGTGAAGCACTTTTTGCTCTCGTTACGTTAATGAATGTACCTGTTTCATGTGGCATATAAGGGACCATATCGGTCATAATTTGACTATCTAGCCAAAACTGAGCATGCTGTATCTGGTCGTCAAATCTTTCAAGACTGATATTCGCAATCATGTTAGATGTATTTATATTGACATTTCCTAATTTCTTTTTAGCCATGTAACCACCTACTTCGCCATAACTTCAAAATGCGGAATAATATCATAAAAAGCACTGCCAGTGATCGCAAAGACATAATCATACTTAAGTTTCATCTCTTCGTAAAAACCGTCAATATAATCATCATCTGCAATCGGTTCTTCATTTTCCCATTCTCCAACAATAAAGAAGTCAAAACCATTAGCCTTAGAACTAAATGTAAGTGTCTGTGGTAACTTATCATTTGCCTGTTTAGACCATTCTTTAGGCGGTAGCCATAATTTACTACCAACCATCTTTTTACCGTCTTTCAGGCTATACTGCACGTTTAATACAGCATTGTCCTGTGAGTCAGAACCATACTTTGCAATGATACTTGCCTTATCCATGTTAAGATTGCAATTATGCAAAATAGAGGGATACCATGTATCGCCCTGTTTACTCTCATATCTATTGAAAAGTGTAATTGTGTCGTTATACATCGTATCCCTCCGCTTATAATGCACCTGCTCTTTTAAAAGCTTTAAAAATCTTTTTAGACTGTAAAGCAAACCAGTCAATCATCTCTTCGTTATTTGCCCAACAATCTGTGTTGCAGGACTGTCCATCTAAACCACTTTCGTATAAGAAAGCGTGCATAATCTCATGCCTAAGCACACTTTTTTGAACCGATTCAATGTTATCCACAGAATCAACACTTTTTTCAAGAATTGCAACGACTATTGTTTTATTTGAATAATCGCAATAACCAGACAATTCTTGTAGTTTTTCATCTTCGTTCTCGTGTCTGAATCTGATTTTATATGTAGTTCCTAAAACATTTACTTTACAATCTTTCATAAATACTCCGTTGGGTACATTCCCATATACAGTAGACTTACTCCGTTGGCATCTGCGACACCCGATAAGTAGTCTCTTATTGTGTCAGAGTATAACTGCTTTTGTGCTTCTTTATCCGCTAGACACTTATCTATCAATGTAGCTGTGCCTGTGTTACTTGAAGTCACATAGCTTATACTCTCGTTTCCTGCACTCTTAGATGCTACCTGCTTACTCATCACAGTTCCATCTTCTAATGTGATGTAACCTTGTGATGCTTCAACTCTCGTTTCTGCCTGCTCAATCTTATATGTGATTGACAGAAGTTCGCAAACACATCTTTTAACTGCTTCTGCATCATCTTCATCTTTTGGAAAAGCAATCTTAAGTTTCTTCACATTGTCAACACCAGTCGTGGCATTATCTATCTTCTTGCAAGAATCCCAGACCAGACGATTAAAGTCTGCTTCTGGGATTGCTTTCTCTCCAAAAAGGGTTTTGTAATATTCATAGTCAACATAATTTGCCATGAAATCACTCCTTTTTATCCGTTGGATTTAATAACACCCATGCGGATATTCTTCTGGTTAAATGCTAAAGACCAGTTTGCTTTAGCTCCTAACTCTGCATTTGTAGGAGACTCTTTTGCGATCTTGTTAGAATTAATAGAAAATCCGTTAGGATGTAATACATAACCCTGTTTTGTATACAGCTTTTCGATACCGGCAGATGTTTCTGGGTCATAGTCTGTATAATAAGGATTTTCATAGTTTGTCTTATCACAAGTCAATACTGAGCCTGTACCAAGCATATAAGTTTTGTATACTGGGTTTGTTCCTGCTGTATCAACTGTAAATCTGTCTGTTACCAGTGGGATAAATCCACCGATTGTAGGAAGATTTACTTCTCTTTCTACTGCGTTAGCAATAGTGTATTTGTTGTAGTCAACAAGTCCCATTGCTTTGTACTTTGCATAAATGTAAGAGTTTAATACAAGTAATCCCATCTTGTCAGCGGAATCTCCTAAAGCTTTCTGCTGTGCAAAGATAAGTGTTGTATCGTCAATTTTGTTTACATCTCCAACAGTACCCTCGCCAGTTAAAGATAAGTCTGTAATATGGTTTTCCATACCAGACAGACTTAAAACTGCATCAACTGTAGCCATTAAGTCACGTGTTCTTACCTGCTTATAAAAGCTTGCAACAGAGTTTGCAACATGAGTCATAGGGTCGGCACCTGTTAACTCTTTTGTAAAGTCTTTTGCTTTCCAAGCTTTCATTCTCTGAATTAACATGCAAGTCTGTTTCTTTCCTGTAATTTCAACAGGCGTATTATCTGTTTCTCCATCGTTGTTTAAAGCCTGTGAGTCCTGTTCATCAATCGGTGTATAGAATGGAATTGTTGCGATATTTCCTTTTTCTCCGATTAAATCCATGATTGTATTGTCCTGTGCTAACACACCAGATGCAATAATTGCATCGTTCCATGTTGGGTTTTCTGACATAAACTCAGAAAAAACCTCTGGGTCAAAATCAAAACCGCCAAATAATCCTGTTCTTGGCATAAAAAAAGTCCTTTCTACCCTAAATAAGAATAGATAAGGACTTATCTTTGTCCCATCTACCTACAACTATTAAGGGATTTTAGGTTAGCGGCTCACTTCCATATTGTGAGTCGGTATTATCTATCTGTCGTTTAATAAGGTTGCATAGTAGTCTGGGTCCTCTGCCTTAAGTTTCATTCTATCATCCAAAGACATTTCCCTTAACTTCTGTGTTCCTTTTTTTCGCTCTCCGCTGTTGAACTTAGTTGTAAAGCTTGGAATTTTGACATCTGGTGCTTTATTTTCATCAACTAAGATATTCTCAATTGGTTTTCCATCTTTAGTAGTAAGTTCTTTAAATACATCTTCTGCATTTTTCCCATTCTCTTCTTTTAATTTCTGAATCATCTGGGAGCGGATAGAGTCTTCTGTGATTGCATTTACAAATTTTTTATCGGATAAGAAATCTTTTACCTTGTCTCTTAACTCTGTCTGCTTAGCTTCTTTTGCTCTTGCTTCTTTTTCGTCTGCAAGTTCCTGCTTCAATGTTGCAACCTTATCTTTAAGACCGTCAACATCTTCTTTCTCTAATTCGGCTAATCTCGACTGTACATCGTCTAAAGATGTTTTGTATTCATCTTTTTTCTCTACCTGCTTATTGTAGTCAGCTACAGTCTTGTAGTTTTCAGACATTTTCTTTTTTAAATCCGCTTTTTTATCTTCTGGGATTTCGATTCCTAAATCTTCTAAAATCTTTTCGTAATTCTGCATATATATCCTCCTACGATATTTGTATACCGCTCGTCTGCGGTAATGGATTAAGGCTTATAAACCTAAGCCAAGGTAAAAGAGAAGAGTGGACTTGAACCACTCTTGAGCCTCTAACTCTCTCTTAAGACTTATGTGAGGAGGTTAGTCGATTGAATCACATGAGCATCAAAACAATCTACTCTTTTATTGTAAGATACTGAGGCTCTTTTTTTCTACTCATTTTACTAATTTTTTTACGAAAAAAGCACCATGCAACAACATGATGCTTCAACGTTTTTTGGAGGAGTATGAAAAAATTACAGCTCTACCAATAAAGGGTCAGAAAATAAATGCTATTGATCGCCACTTTTTGTGGCTAATGGAAACAACAGGATTCGAACCTGTGACCGTCCACTTATGAGGTGGATGCTCTAACCAACTGAACTATGTTTCCACGGACCTCGTGTGAAGTCCTGCCGTATTATACTTTATAAAATCAATAAGAAAAAGGGTTGTAACATGAAAAATCTTCGAAACAAATCACATACTAGCAAGTAAAAAATGATTTATTCAACAACAACTATTATTTGTTACAAGTATTATTGTAAATGCTATACTATGGATTTTTCAATACACTTTTCATAAGTTTTTTCAAAAATTTCTTTCTTGCATGGATAGATTTCTCCATTTACGCCAGTGATAAGCATATCATCTTTTGTTATGAGAAAACCTCCATCTAGTGTCGGAATGATATAAGAATTTCTGTTGTATTGTCTAATGACATAATCATTGTATGTAAACTTAACAGGCATACCATTAACCACAGAATCAGCGTTCTCTGCTCCGATTCTTATAAATTCTTCAAAAGTGATCGCTTCTACCTCAACAGGTTTCTTTACATATTTAGCCATACTTTCACTCCTTATTCTGCAATCAACCATTCATTAGATAAGATATTGTTTAGTGTGTATTCCACCATTTTTGTATCTCTAATATCTAATAAATCTCCCTTTTCTCCGTTGTCTTTATCTCTGCACTGTATCATGATAGTTTCTTTTTCTGCATCCCAAAACCAATATCCTCCCCAAGATGGAAGTTTGACTTTTACTCCTGCTTTCATTGCTTTAAATGCTTCTGAAAATGACATACCGTTAATTATCATTCTTATTCTCCTTTACTTCTCGTGTGTTGTCAGTGCGTTTATTAACTCGTCTCGGGTTTTTTTTAGACCCTCGATGTTGTTCCCTGTGATTTTGTTCTCAATCAAATTAAACATACTTTTCATTACTAAATTAACATCATCCTGCTGATTGTTAATTGCGTTGTAGTCACTGTTAAGCTTCTGCTTAATGTCCTTTATATCCGTTTCTATTGATGTTATACGTTGCTCTAAATCGTCCGTAGGCTTCTTGTAATGCTTATAGGCTTTGTATAATACACCTACAGCTCCACCAATGGTTATAATCCACCCACACGCAACCATGAATTGATTAATAGTTTCCAAATTATTTACCTCGTGCGTTATTATATCTAGTCGCTGCACCTCTAGCGGATGATGCTTGACTTCTGTCCCATCCTGCGGTGTTGAGTCTTTCGTTTTGTGTCTTAAGATTGTTCTGCTTGCAGTAATCTTTATAGGCTTGATTCTGTTTTTGCAACAGTGCAGCCTTTTTCTGATACTCCATGTCAAGCTCATGCTTTAAAGCTTCGTCTTTTGCGTTGTCCACTGCCGTTTTCATGCCGATTAACTGCCGTTTCGTCTTTCTAATACGTCTTTCAAGCTCTCGCTGTCGTTTTCTCTTCTCGTATTCCTTGCGATTCTCTTCGCTGTCAAAGTCCTCGAACGGATTATTTATTCCATCCCCTGGTCCGTGGGAGTGTCGGCAGTTCGCCCCATGGATTCCCTGCACGTTTCCCATACCGCAGACCGAAAAAGGCGGAAATCTTGGGTCATTACCGCTTTTACTGTAAAACTTGCCTTGCCACCAGAAGTGATTGGTCAAATTGTCCCCACCGTTCCCAATTCTGGCTCCCAGATGGGCAGATGTGAGAATTATATCCCAGTCCATCTCGTCCATACGTGCGTCTGTAATATCTGCTGCCATTTGACTTACACCGGTTCTTACCGCTCTTGCTGTGGCTGTCTCTATACTATCTCTACGTCCACTAGGGTATGTTACGTCTGCACCCTTGTCTATAATGTCGTTAACAGCTTCTTTGACCGCTTCTGTGTAGCTCGTTGTACCACTTGCTGTCTGGTTATATGCCTTATCCACTGCATCTATGTAGTTGTCGTGGCAGGCGTTCGGCATTGTACCAGTGTAGTTATGCATCTCCCCCTTAGTCTTTTCATAATTTCTTTGTAGCAATCGTTGTAAATAAGGACTTTCCCCTAGTGGTTTTGGCTCAAGACCTGCCTTTTTATACACTGCATCATCCCACTCTATAGCCTTTATACCTGCTTCTTTCATAGTCCGTGCAATTGTATCAATTCCTATCTTTGTTGTTTGTGCAATCTCTTTCTGTACCGCTTGCAAGATATACCCTGCATCCTGCAATACATCCATCTGCCACTTGTCAATAGGAGTAAAAAGGTAATCTTCGCCACGTCCTAGCCTTATCATCATTCGTTCGATAATCACAGATACAATCTTATTATGTAGTTCTTCCGCCTGCTTCTCTGCTTTCTCTGGCACATACCATAAGTAATCTGGCGTTAGCATAATCCCACCGCCTATTCTTCGGGGTCTTTTGCCATTAGTGCCACATCTAGCATCTTCCCAACTGCTGCCGCATCCGCAGGCTTGCCCTCTTGCGTTAATGTTTTATCTGTTTCTGTACTGCCTGTAACTCCCTTTTTGTAGATGTTGTACAACAGCTTTTCTTGTTTTGTAAATGGTTCGGGCAGTTTTACATCTTCGCCACTAAGGTATGCAAGGTATTTTTCAATCCTGTTCTTCCCCATGCTTTCACTCCTCTCCGCTTGCACCAAAAAGGGTTGGTTCTTTTGGCTGTGCTTCTGCTACTAATGCTTTCGCTTCTTCTTCGCTAAATCCCTCAAATTTGACTAAGTAATACCAGAATGGGACTTTTCCTGCAACAGTAAAGCTATACCATCTTGATCGGTCCTCATTTTCGTTGTATGTAATATCCCCAAAGTCAAACACTATTTCATACGTTCCAACAGGGGATAATTGATATAAGTCTGCAAATATACTAAGTGCATTTATTAACTCATTCATGCACTTTTGTAATTTATCTCTCATATCCTTAACCGTCTGAATAGTTCTCTGCTGATCTGCTTCTACCCATGTAGCTGTTTGTATACCTGTTTTTTCATTGAATACAAAGTAACCATTGGAAAATCCGCATTTATATCCAATTTGACTTAACAACGCATTGATACCCTCTATTCTTGCAGATGTATTCAAGGACGGATTTACTTCTTGATAAAATCCATCCATTCCAGTCCCGTTTACGTTTTTAACGTATTCTGGTAATTTTAAACGCTTCTTGCTTCGTTCAACACCTGCCTGCATATCTTTCACAGGTGCACCACTTTCCATGAGCCTGTCAGAATCAATAAGGACCATTCGCCTACTATCAAAAATTTCTGTTGCGTTTCTGCTGTATGCTATATCTAAATCCTTTAATTCTTCTATAGCATCATAGAAGATAGGTAATCCAAGACTTGAATCCTCATCTACACTATTTGCTTGTGGTGTCCGCAACACTCCATATAATCGTTTACCATCTAAGTTTGCGAGTCCTACATCTTCAAGTTCGCCTTTCCAAGGTGTCTCGTCTATGTCTATAGGCTTTCCTGTGTCATTTGCATCTTTAGAAGCATAACAACGATTAGTTATCTGATACACATCTTCGATATAACGATGATATTCAAGTTTTGTGTAGTATGTTCTACCATCCCCAGACACTTCCCTGTTGATAAACACAATACCTTGAATCTCTCCGTTACTCTCATCTGTTACAATAAAATCTTTAGGAGTTATAAGGTCTACACTCTTGCCGTTTGGTTTAAGTATTACGGTACCGTATGCACACGCAAATTCTGTCCAGTGCCTTATCTCTCCAAGCACCTTGTTAATTTGTTTCTGTAACCAGTCAGCTCTTGCACTACCGTCAACAGTTATTCCTATTGCCAATGTTGTAAGACGTCCCATTTCTGAACAAACAGCTTTTGCAAAATTAACAGTCTTGATATGTTCATCATCATCCAACCAGTATGGCATACCTTTATAGATATACATACATTTTTCTACTGTCCTCTGCATTTCCAAAGATGTTACAGTATTAACTTTAAAATCGTCTCTTGCCTTTTGTCTAAAAAGGCTACTTAATATCTCTTTCATTCTGCTAAATATACCCATTTATTCCACCGCTATTAGTTTAACGTTTTCGAATTTTGTTTCTATGTCTCCTTGTATCAAACTACTATTAACCTTAAGCCAAACCCCACCATCATGGATAGATACTTTATCTATATCTTTTACGTTAAATGCTGTATTTCCAATTTGTATACAAGTTACATCTTTTAAATTTATTGTCATTATGCGTTCTCTCCTCTCCTCATTATCACTCTGTTGTATGCGTATCTCAGCGAATCAATAGCATGGTTGTCTCTGTCGGGGTATCCGCTTATTATGTTACCGTCTTTGTCTCTGTCATACTCATACATTGTAATTTCTTTGTATGCGTATGGTGTTCTCCGTGGGTCAATCACAATTTTCCTACGTTGTAGCCATTTCATTCCGTATTCAACCGACCCTGGTCCTTTAACTGCTGCCTGTGCTACAAGTCCTAAGTTTCTGTAGTCCTCTACAGATTTAGGCTCTGCACTATCACAAACGATTGCATAATCGTTATAGCCTTTTTTCTTTATCCAGTCGGCTGTTTGCTCGTTTGACCGCTTATTTACACAATGCTCGTCTATAAGATAGATTGTTTCTCGTGCCGCATCGTAGTATGTCCTTGTAAATGCGTATTTATCCGGATACCAACCCCAATCGACACCTTGGTATATGCGGTCCATCTGTGCTATTTCTTCGTCTGTAATTTCTCTTACTTCTACATACTCGAACACTGCCCCACCGTTACCGTTAGCAATGCCCATGTATTCATGCTCGTATGCCTCTGGTCTAATTTCTTTTAGGTGTTCCGCTTCGTCAATAAACGGCTGTCCTAGCCACTCTTTCGGCACGTCCAGATATGTACTTCTTGTAATGAGCCTGTTTTCCTTTGGCTCTTGCAAATACTGATTTGCCCAGTTGTTAGCACTCTTCGGTGGGTTAAAGCTCTTAAATATCCATGCTAAATCTCCACCACGAATAGCGGACTGCTCTATATTTCGTATCTCTTCTGGTCCTGCGAACTGGTCTAATTCCTCAAACCACACAATCGCTATGTATCCAAAATCTGGTGCTATCGACTTTATTTTTTCTTTATCGTCAGCACCACGAAAGAATATCTTCTGTCCTGTGTCTCTCATTGTGATTTCATACGGAGAGCTTGTATATTTATAATCTTTTTCCGAGAACTCCTGTTTTGTTATTGCCCATTTGGTTTTAGCAAATACAGAATCCTTTACAGTGTTATATACTTTTCTCACAACAAGGCAATGGATGTCATGGTTGTTTCTCATTAACTCTGTAATGATGTTGGGGATTGTTGAGGATTTACCAGAACCACGTCCCCCCGGCAATACATATTCTGTATGCCTATGGTTTCGTACATCTCGAATCATCGGGTGAAACACATCGGGGATTATATCAAGGTCCATGTGATATGTCTTATTCTTTAATGCTTCTTCTCTTGCTTTCTTCTCTTCCTCTTCCTTTGCCTGCACCGTTAAAGCCTTTTCTAAGTCGTTCATGGCTTTTAACTGGTCTGGAAAATCTGGGGTAAATCCAAAAGAATCTTGCAACGCACCAGTGGCGATCATTGACCGTCTTCGCTGTATGTCTGCAAGACTCATAATATCAAACCCTTTTTCTTTGTCTAAGTCGGCTTGTAGTTTAGCAATATATTCCTTTACTCCACGTTTTTCCAAGATATTCTTTCTTGCGTTCTTTGCTGTTGCTTGCGAATATCCCGCATCTATTGCCGCTTGATAATCATTCCCACCGTTTTCTATCCATGCATGAGCAAATGTTCTTTGCTTCTGTGTAAGTTCATCCCGCATTTATTTGCCCATTCCTTTCTCGTATGCTTGCCCATATGTCAGACAAGCATTTAATTATATCGACCTGTGAAGCGGTTCTTAGTATCTCATACCGTGTATCTTTCCAACCTTTTCTTGTATTCTCATATGCTTTTATAGACAGGATGTACATTGTTATCATTCGTTTCTGGTCCTCTGAATAGAATTGTGTTGTGTCTAAGCTTATTACAAATCCGTTTGATACTATTGCTCTTTGTAGTTTTCTCATAATTCTATTTAGATTCATCTTCTCACATCCTTTCTAGGTTTATATATATTTAAACAGACCGTTAGGCAAGCGTCACATCTCTTGCATCTCTTTTAACCCATAGGGTGCGTGGTTGCAACGAAATTTGCCACCTCTAACGATCTGTTATTATCTCTTATATTCTTTTGTGCTTGGATTCCTGCTTTTATATTTGTCGCAGGTGCATAGATATGCGTTGTATATTCTGTCATACTTGCCTACGTCACACATATAGTAGTTCTTTGTATCACTTCCTAGTAGATACATACATTCAGCACAGCATATACTTCTATCTTCCATTCTGCACCTCTTTCTGGTATCTACTGCATACGCACATATGACTACACTTTATGTTTACCAGTACCACTTCTGTTTTGTTTTCTGGGATTGCTCTTCTCTTTGTCTCTGTCACGATCTCGCAGTACACGCAATCGTTACAGCAATTCTTTAGTTTGTTATTAATCAAAAAAAGACACCTCCCGACTATGTTTATATCTTGTAGATATATCATATCATAATCGGCAGGTGCCATGTGTACACTCTTTTTATTTAATTCTTTTACCATCTTTCCATATTTTTTATTAGCTTTCAGTTTTTCTTATCCTTTTTATCCTTTACATACTCTTTATGCTCTTCTAAAAATTTCCCGAACATTTCTTTTTCAGCTTTCTCTCTTGCTTCTCTTGCATCTTCTTTATTGTTATATCTCCCAAGATTGTAATTTTTACCTTTAAATGTTATTTGTGCAACCCACTTATTTCTGTTTTTGTCCCAAGATACACCTTTTATACCAGATTTGTTCGCTTTAGATATTTTCATTGTTAGATTTCTAATACTAGTCCCATCTATGCACTGTTTCTTTGTCTCTGCGGCTATCCTTTTTCCCTGTTCTATTTCATGCGGTTTTCTTAGACATCCGCAGCTTTGTACTCTTCCTTTTGTAAGACTTCCGCTGTCAACAAAATTTACATTTCCGCAATCGCAAATGCACTTCCAAATAATAGCACCGTTAGATGCTTTTTTTCCTGTAGGCTCTATTGCTGTTAGCCTACCAAATTTTTTACCAGTTAGGTCATTCATCTTTATTCTGGTAGTGCATCCACAGTTTTTCCCATTTTTTATGTGTTCTGCTCGTGTTATGAATGTTTTCCCACATGCAGGGCAGACAACTTTTGCCATTGTTCTTTTGTTTTCTCTGTAAACTTCCAATATTTTGAATCCGTTTACTGTCTTGCCCTGCATTTCTAACCATTTTGTTCTCATATTAGAACTCCTGCACATCTGTCACTTTTAAGTAGAAAGCTTCTTCCGCTTCGTCCTCTCCATTATCTATTGTGATCTCGAAGAAAATCTGTACTTCGCACTCGTTAGAGTCTGTAGCTGTATACACCACATTCCCATCCTGTTTGATGTTTTCTGTAGCTCCATCATCGAATACACTGTAGTATCCAGATTCCATCATGAAGTTATCTAAATCTGTGAAGCTCATTTCCTCGTTTACAAGTTCTTTTTTGATTTCTTCTACTAATTTTTTCATGACTCATATCTCCTTTTCTTTTTGCTTATCTCCTTTAACTGTCTTTATTATACATAATATTTATGTATAAGTCAACACTTTTTTCAAATAAAATATTTTATTTTTTCATCATCTGTTATTTCTACTTCTATTACATCATTTACATTTTTTCTAAGCATACAGCAAATAGCATTAAGACTTTTCATATTTATTGGTTCTCCTCGCTTTATCTTTGCAAGTGTTCCCTCGCTTAAATACTTGTTTTTTCTTATTATATAAGAAGTATACCCTTTTTTCTTTAATTCTTCCTGTACATCTAATTTATATTTTATCATCGTTTTCCCTCCTTTTACATTATTATAGCATACTGTTTATTTTACTTCAAGAATTTTATACATAAATTTTATGCACTTTTCTATTGACGTATGCATAATTTTTATGTATAATAAAAGCAAGTTAAAGGTGAACGATAAATCAGAAAGAGGTGTTATCATGAAATATTTTACAGCCAAAAACTTACAAGAACTTAGAAAAGAATACAAAAAATTAATGGTAGCCAACCACCCAGACAATGGTGGAGACGTTGCTACATGTCAAGAGATCACGGCAGAGTATAAGAAGCTGTTTGACATGCTTAAGGCAGGACAGACACCAGAAGAAGAAAAGAAAAATACATTTGATTACAAGGCAGACGAAGCCTTAAGAAATGTTATCAATAATATAGTTTCTTTCGATGGTCTTAACATTGAAGTTGTCGGTTCTTGGATATGGGTAGACGGCAATACATACCCATATAGAGAACAGTTAAAGAAGTTAGGCTTTAAGTGGTCTAAGAATCGCAAAAAGTGGCACTTCTCAACCGAACCATCTGGAAAGTGGCATAAAAAGAAAATGTCTTTCGAGGACATTCAGAAAAAATATGGAAGTGAAAAAGTAAAGACTTCCAACATTTCAAGAATTGCATAGATTGAAAGAGATCCGGAAGAACTCACACGCTCCCAGATCTCTTTTTTATTACTATCTCGTAATCATATCCCATTATACTTAAAAAATCTTTTAAATCACTTAGGGATACTTTTTTATTGTTAAATTTGTTGTTTAGCTGCTGCGGTGTTGACAATCCTAAAAGCTGTGAAGCTTCTGTCATTGTCATGCCGTTTCTTTTTAGTAGTTCTTTGTAGATTTCTTTTAGTTGTTTATTGTCTTCATAAGTAAAATTTATGTTGTACTCCATCAATCACACCTCTTTTCTATTTTTAAATCATTATAGTTTAAAATATGCCATATGTCAAACGGAAAAAGTTTATTTTTACTATTGACTTTTAAACTAAAATCATTTATACTCTAGTTAAAGATAAACGAAAAGCATTTAAAAAGGAGTTTGAAATATGAAATATTTAAGAAAAGAAATTGAAAAGTTAGTCGAAAATGAGGACTTCGTTTCTTACGAAGAATTTATTTACGAACTGGAAGAAGAAAAAGAAGAAGTCAAAAAGTATCTTGAATGGAGAGCAAACGGTGGAAAGATGAACACCGAAACACTTCCAGATGGGTATGTAGAAGCTTGTAAAAAGATTTTAGGAGGGATTGAAAATGAATAAAGTAATCGCAAGACACAAATTTTGGTTACATCAAACAGAATGTAATATTTCCACAGCTTATGTGGAAGTATTACACGAATACCAAACCGTTGTAATGTATATGGATGATTTTGAAGAAATTGATTCTTATACAACTTACAGCAAGCAAGAAGCATTGAAGCTCCATGAGTCACTTGTTGAGCAGTGGAAAGATAGGCTTAATAAGAACAGACTTGTCAAGGCTGATCGTGACAGTCTTGTAATACCTGCATAACATACACCACCCACCCCGGAGGTTACGAGGGTAGAAAAGGAGATAAAAATGGTAGAAATATTTGGCAGAGAATTACCCGATGATTGTAAAAAAGCGATCACTGCACTAAAGAAATTAAAAGTGTACTTCGCTATGAATGATGATACAATTGATAACTTTGCTGATGTCTGGTTTCGTGTGCAGCATGAATGTGATATGTACGAAGAAATGCAAGATAGTAACGAATTGACCTATCAAAGTTACATCGGTGCTAAAAATTGGTTGGAGAAATGGAGACACTTATATATTAAATATGAAGACAAATAAAAGAAGCAGGGGGTTAGTCCTCTGCTTCTTTTATTACATTTTTTAAATTGTCTTTTAACATCTGCACACACTCGTTGAATCCGTCACGTTTACCGCATAGATACATGTTGTGACCGCTGTAATCGTCCATAGATGGAATTAATGTACATAGAGTATATATGTCTTGCTTATTCATCTTTTCTCCTTTTCTAGCCGTTCACAGGTCTTTACAAGTGCATTTACTTCTTTACATTTTTCAAGATACATCTTGTCCATGTCTTTTATTGCCTGCGGTATTAGTCCTATATCTTTGTACTCTATAAGCTCTTTTAATGCTTTCACTATAATGCGGTCCAATGGTGTTACAATATTAGCTTCATAAGATTCTAGTGCGTTTCTGACATCATCAATATCTAATCGTGTTTCTTTTTCTTGCCAATACATCACATTTGCTCCTTTCCATATAGTTTGTCGTATTTCTCGCAAATATTATCATATTCAGTCGCCATAAGGTCAATTTTTTCGTGTCTTTTTTTCATCCCATTAATTTCATCGGGTGTTAGTCCTGTCTCTTTGTACTGTATAAGTTCTTTTAATGCCATTACTGCCACTTGGTCCAATGGAGTTTTTACAATAGCTTTATAGGCACTCAGTGCGTTTCTGATAACATCAAGATTTATATTCTCTGGTTCTTCAATCTCTTCCATTCTTTCAAACATCTCATACATCGTAACACCCAATGCTCCTGCTATAGTCATAAGATTAATGTGTTTTGGTTCTTTTTCCCCAAGTTCATATGCTTTAATATCAGCGACTGTATAACCGCATCTTTCAGCAAGTTCTTTTTGTGTCATTCCTTGTGCTTCTCTGGTTTTCTTTATTGCTTTAGCTGTACTAATCACTTTCTTCCCCTCCTGTTCCTGTTTAAAGCATTTCTTTTCATAAATTTTTCTTTTGATAACGACTTATAATAAGGATTTTTCCTTTTGATAACGTTCTTCTCTTCCTTGTTTTTGGCTTGGAACTCTTTGTAACCATCACATCTAGTGTGGCAATCCCAACTCCTGCCGGTTGCTTCTGTGCATCCCATACAAGCACATTTCATAACATCACACTCCTTTTGTATGCTTATCGAGTGGAAACGCATTAAAACTCGTTAAAAACGCATTAATAACGCATTAAAACTTGATTTCAATTCCTGTTTCATTCTTGATCATGGATTGCAGGTCCTGCACACTGACAAGACCTTTTTCGTAACATACCTTTATAACTTGATAACACTTTGTCCTCTGTCATACTGATTAAGTATCTTATCCAACACTGTTACCGCTTCTGCTATTGTTGCACATTCTTTAATTGTGTATAGATGGTCTAACGTTTCGCACAATACTCCATATCCGTAAAACGTGCTGTCGACATACAGCCTAGTAGCCTGTTGTATATTTATAGCTTCTGTTCCTTTAATTTTTATTAACATTCAAATCCTCACTTTCTCCCCAGTCTAACCGATTCCCACACTCACAAACTTCTGTCCATTCTGCTACATAGCTTTTACATTTAGGACACCTGTATAACGCCACGTCTTTCCCTTTAAGGCTTTTGTGCCGTTCTCTTATCGGCAAACTGTGTAATATTTCTCCCATATGCTTATAATCTTCTAACGTCATTGTGATCGTATCTCTTGCTTTAGCGGACTGGCAGAAGCCACTGCCTACCAGTCCTAAGAAAACACCTATGATAACAAGTAAGATTTTTAGTATCATTCTTTCATCTCCACTTCTTCATATACAACAACGTCATACTTTCCACTGATAACATTTTCTCTTGTAATCATTACTTTATATCCTTTATCTGTAATGTTTTTCACAAATTCTTTTATTGGAATCACTACTTCCATTCTGTTAGGATAAGTCATTCTTGTTACTTTTTTCAAAACCTTTACCTGCTCCATTCTTTTCCCTACCAATTCACACGTATTTTGCGATTCTGTGTTAATTCCGATTATTTCAGCAATCCTTTCTACACACATTTTTAATTCATCATCGGACATTTTCGAAAAATCTTTTCTTTTACAATCATGTACAAACTCGCATGAACTGTCACATATATTTTTATTGCAGTAATCTTCTAACACACCTATCATCTGTTCTCTTGTCATTCCTTTACCTCCACTTTGATTCCATACAAAAATTCATAGTATTCTTGTAACCCCTCGTTACTTAACCATGCAAACGGCATCCTTTTTACACATTTTTTATAACATTTGCATTCTTTGCATGGTGTGGCAACAGGGTCGCAGTAAGCAACTATAGATTTTTCCACTTCACTTCTTGTCATTTTTTTAGGTTCATATCGTTCCATAGTAATCTTCATATCAACTTCTCCAACGATACGTCCTGCTTTTTCGTCTTTTATATATGCCTTTTCTCTGTCGAAACTTACGCTTAATTGCATAGCAGGAATATTTGACTCTTTTATGCAATTATATAAGTGGCTTTGAAATCTCTGTGTTATTATTTCATTTATTGTTATTGTTTCATTTTTAGTCATTCTCCCACCTCTAAATCTTTTGCAAGCTTAAATCCTGTTCTCCCAACATTTCTAAGATTCTCTTTGATAAGTGTATTGCTTGGTGTCCTATTTCTCTCATACCAGTTCCAGTCGTTATCTTCTCTCATTTTTATTTTCATTTCATATCTTTTTTTATAGTTGATTTCTTCTTTTGCCATCTCTAGGCAAGCGATCATGTAATCTATTTGTTTGATAACGTCCATGTTCTTTCCTCCTACTTGATAACATACGACTCTATATCTGTAATCTTTCCAAAAGTCGGCTTCATTCCGTTTTCTTCGATAAACTTAACGACAAGATCATTTATTGCTTCTTCACATTTTTCATATGATTCTTGGTTATCTATATCTTCTATATACCAAGCTTCTGCAACCTCTCCAATATCATCGTATACAGCATTATGTAAATCTTCTAGTATACTTGTTAGGTCTACCTGTCTTATATATGCTTCTTCTGTTTTTCCAATCCAAATAACGGTACCTGCTTTGCATCCTGTGTTTTTAGCTTCTTTGATGCATTCTTCTATTGTTTCAAAATCTTCACTGTAGTTACTGTATTTTTCTGTTGACCATGAATAACTCATTTAGTTTCTCCTTTACAAATATCTAAACCATCTAATGTAATTGACATACAAAGTGAATATTTCATTCTATAAATCACATAAAACTTAAAACAATCTGTTAATACATCAATGTGGCAAATTATAATGTCTGATTCTTCGCACTGATGAATAAGTGCAAGTTCAAGTTTGATGCGTTTTTCTAGTTCTTCGTCTGGCATAATAAGCTCCTTTATTTAACCCTACTAGTCATTTCACGATCACTTCCACAGTGTGTACATTTTGTTATTTTCTGGGCATCTGACTCAAAAAGTGCATTTACCAACTCAGTTTTCTGTTTTTTTGTCATATACTGTGCGTTACGAGCAATTAATCTATGAATCTGGTAGTATTCACTATCAAAATCACTTTTTTCTCCTGTCCCCAATAAGTAATCAGAAGTGGTGTGTAACGCATTTGCTATATTGGCAATAATTGGCCCTTTAGGGATTCGGCCTCCGCTGACATATCGTGACATGGAAACTTCAGTAACGCCAACTTTGTTAGCAAGCTCTCTCTGTGTCAGTCCGCTTTTTTTCAATAAATTAGCAATCCTACCTCCTAAGTTATTTTTGTTCATTGTATTTACCTCTTTCTAACTTTGCTTCATCATGTTTCTAATCTTCAACATAATAATCACGTTTAAATTCTTCGTAGCTCATAATACGTTTGCTGCAGTCCATACATCTCATTGTTTTGTTATAACTAAAGTAATCCATGACTTCACTGCTTTCCATCTTTCCATCAAAGCTATATGTGTCAGTTCCATTGGCTTTAAACTTTGCAAACATTCCACGATCACTTCCACAGTATGGGCATTTTGTTATTTTCTGCATATCTCAATCCCCATTTCTTTTAATCTTTTCTTGGTCATCTCTTTTAATAAATCGTGGTAGCATTTGTCGCATAAGAAGATGGTCCGTTTCTGATCTGTACCGAAAACGATTCTTTTCATTTCTTTATCTTCTGCAAAATCTTTTTCGCACTCTATACAACTTCCGTGTCTGTCTGAACCTTTTAATGTGTTGATGTCAACTATTTTCATCGTTTTTTCTCCTTTACTTCATCATGCTTCTGTATGGCTCAAAGAAATCTTCTTTTCTTAACTCCATTTCACATTTAAGACAAATGAATTTGCTTTGTATTTTCATATCTGAATTTATTTGTATATACTCTCTTCCAACATCTTCATTGAATAACAAGCTATTACAATATTTGCATCTTGCTACTGGCATTTTTCTTTTACCCCACATCCTTGATATTAAGTTCTGCTATCGCAGGTATAAATCTCATATATCCTGCATCTCTTATAATCTCGTTTTCTGTTAAATCCACGATTTGTTTCTTTTCTTTTTCTGATTTAACTACAAGATAATAATGTTCATCTCTCGCACCCATACACACCTCTCCAATCTTGAAATGGCTTAATGTGTATGTTTTAATACTTGGTTGTTTTGCATTAATTTTCATCTTATTCCACCTCTTTCAGTTGCTCTTCCAAACAATGTTTTAATGCACATATGATTGTATAATCTAAAGGAGTAATCCTTTGTGGACCATATTCTTTCCTATACTCATACTTAAATATCTCTGATTCTAACGCACTGCTTAGCTTAATTGGTTCCAACGGATTCTCAATATCATCAAGAAACTGTGCTTTCATCTTTTTCTTGTATTCTCTCAACTCTTTCAGTTCTTCCAACCACTCTGCAAGCTGTTCATGTTCTTTCATGCATTCAATACACCTGTCAAGTTTTTCATCTTCTGCATTTGCACGATGTAACATAGCCTGTCTATATTTCTTTGTTGCAACATCTTTTGCGTGCTTAATAGCTTCTTCTAATTTCATTCCTCTCCCTCACTTTCTATCCCCCCAAAGATGTATTTAATGATTCTGTCTCTTCCTATTGACTCGATCGCATCAAATACAAGTTGTTTTGATGCGAATACCACCGCTCCCTGTGGTCTGCAATCGGCCCACACATCATAATCAAGTTCTTCATTGTATTCATCATACAAAATGAAATAACTAGCTTCGAGTGTTGGGTCATTGTGTTCCTTTGCATATCGTTCAAGTTCAACTTCTACTTTTCTTTTCTCTATAGCAAATACTATTTCTTTTTCTGTCAGAAATACGTTTCCAAGATCCCATCTTGTATTATCGTATTCGGTATCATCCCAAACTGCATTTACAATGTCTCCAACGCTGTCCAAATAATAATAACGCGTCCCAATCTCTGGCTTCTTTACCTTTACATCCTTATCTGGTTCTTTTCCATTCATCTTCCCAACCAATCTGTAAAACTCTTTTTCTTCTGCTTCTGTTAGATTTTTAATTCCCATATTTAATCCTCCTTATTTGTTAAATAATCTTCTATGGCTTGATCTAAAAATCTACTACTGATAAACCAACAATCAATGTATGTTGTTTTATTTTGTTTGTTATATATCAATAGACTTTTGTTTTTAACATTTTTCAATGTTATTCTCATCATGAGTGTATCTGTATTATTGCTTAACTCATCAACTCCTAAAACCGTGTTTTGTGTAAGTTGATTTAGCTGACTTGTAATACGCTGTAAACACGTTTCTTTACAAATTACTTTGTTCCATGTTGGTTTCAAGCATCTGATAGTTGTCTGCATATCATTTCCCTTGTTAGTGGTTGTCAAAATAAAACAATCATCTAATTCTTTTATTTCTTCTCCACTTATAATCGCTTTTGTTTCTATATTATAAATTTGCATTTTTACTCCTTTTTTTCTTGTTTAATAGAATATTCCATCAAATCTTGTGCACTAAGTTGATGAAAGCAATATGCACAATAGTATTGATCTTTCATTGTCGAATGACATAAACAAGGTTGCCATTCAATAATTACATCACTCAAAAGCATTCTTTTTTCGCAATGTGGACATCTAACAATAGTTCTCCCTGTCGTTTGTGTTTTTGCCATTTTTACTCCTTTACTGTCCATTCTCTCCCCTGCCGTTAATAGCAGGGGAAATCATGACTTATACAATAGCGAGTTATATTGTACTTATGCGTTGCGAGGATTCTTATTTAATTGTTCGTGTGGTATATAAAAATCCTGCTGTGCAACAAGCCTTTTCTGGCTTGAGTCTCTGCCTAATAGATATGAAAAATGGAAGAATCTGAAAATACAAAAAACATTATTTACAGTTACTTAGGCAGAGAATCAAACCAGAAAAGCATTTATATTTATACCCAGTACCCAGAATGTGACGTTACATGAATGAATCTTCGTCCATGTTGCTTCTTGAATCGGCTTTGTCTAATCTCTTCTTTGACTTCTTCCACCAATTCATCTTCCCAGAATCTAACAAGGTAACCAGGTACCCCATAAATTGCTCCACACTCTTGGACATGTAGCTTTTTAACTACCTTTTCTTTTATGACCTGCTTGCGGAACTCTCTGGTATATTCTCTTCGCTTCGGCTCGATGCCGTACTTTTTCCACTTGAATATACTTGATGGGTCTACTCCATATTTTTTCGCAACAGAAGTAACCTCTTTCGTTTCTTCTACCTCTTTAAGAATTTTCTTCTTAAGAGCTTTGCTTATTTTTTTATACCCCATCTTTAGCCACCTTTCTGTAGATTGCCACGTTTCTGTCTGTTAGGCTGTCGTGTCGTTTACCGCATACCTCAATACGTCCGTCCTGTACTAACTCTGTCAATCGTAGTTGTACCTGCTGCCTTGTCGGTTCTAATACTTTTTTGTGCTTATACAACACCGTTGCGATCTCTCGTGCTGTCATTGCTCCGTATTCAAGTTGTTCCAATATCAAGATATGTATTGCTTCTTTATTAACCTTTTTATGTGATTCTCTTCTGGTCTGCTTAGTAATGGAAGAACTTCGCAAGGCTATCTCATTACTAAAAAAACTCATCTGATACATTTTCCATCACTCCTTTTTCCTTACTCTAATTGCTTCTTAAATAGCTGTTGTTCCAGATTGTCAAAGTCATAATCTCTTTCGCACTCTAAAATGCTTGCAGGATTTCGCTGTGGCTTCGGTTCTGGTGGCTTTTCGTAGTTCTCGTCCAGATAATCCACGTAACCAGAATTAAAGAATGTCGAGCCGTTCTGTGGTTTTCTCCACGAAGCATCTTTTTCTAATCCATCCAGATACCGCTTCAATGCCCTTTGTATATGTTCTTCCCCAATCTGGTACAGCACTTTTTTCTTTGCATCGGATACCTGCCCTTTTCCTCTTTTATTCGGGTACTGTTTCCAGAGTCTTTCGAAGCATTCATTGATTGCTTTTTTGTTCGACTTTTCGCAGTTTTCCTTTAACTTCTCGCAAGTTTTCTTTGCATTTTCGTCTGTTTGTTCCATTTTTCGTTCCACTGTTTGTTCCATTTTTGTTCCATTTTCAACTGTCTTGTTTTCCTCGGCAGTTGCTTCTACAACTTGTCCACAATCTATGTACTTTTCGTACCCATTAACTGTGTACATCGTGCATTTATTTGTGCTTTTTGTGGATATGTACCCAGTATCTTTTAGCTTCTTAAGTGCTGTTCGGACCTGCGATTCTGTCAAACCTGTCTCTGCACTGATTCTCGTTATCGAAGAAACGAATTGCCCTGCCTTGATTTCTTTTCCGCAGTATCTTCTATCTTCCAAATTGGTATGTAGCAGGCAATGATAGAACAATCTAAATACATTTGTGTTTTCGTACCATTCCCAGTCAGTATTTATATTTATGTTCATTCACTGCCCTCCTGCTTAATCTTATGGATATTTGGTTTCATGGATAGTCACTTCTATCCGTGGTCTTTTTTTGTCAATCTCAAAGTTATCTGTAAATCCTTTTACATATTTCCAACCATCATCTGGGAACACTCCTGCTTCTACAAGGCTGTCTAAGATGTATTTCTTAGCCGATGCAATATTGTCAGGATCACGTCTGCGGTCCTTTTCGTACCATGTAATTTCTACACGAACAGGGAATATTATTTCTCTGTCTTTTTCCCTCAATTCATAAGGGATGCTGCATCTACAGATTTTCTGATTACTTCTCTTGCATTTTGCCCCTTTATAAGGATTAGTCCTGCAAGCATTAACGTAAGCATTTAATCCGTCTAACCTGCCTTGAATCGTATATGTTACAGCCATGACCTGCCAAACTCCTTTATAAACTCTTCTCTCGTGCCTATCTTTTCTTCAAATGCCCTTTGTGCCATCTTCTTATACATAAGGTCATATCTGGCATTTAAATGTGCGGATTGTTTACCGCCTGTGTGGTGTTCGTGGCACAACGGAATCACTAAATTATACTTATCAGCTTTCTTCCTGTTTGCTGTCCCATGTAAACAGTGGTGTATCTCTACATAAGGACTTCCACATAATTTACAATGTTCCATATCATCAACGATGATTGACTTTTTCTTTCTCAATCTTAAGTCCCCACCTTTCTTCCATTTCTGCGATTTCCTGTGGTGTTGCTGTCTCAATACCTAACGCCTTTGCTTCCTGTACCGTTCCTTTTATCAATTCAGACATTTCTTTCGTATCGTATGCGTGGCTTCCTCTCATAACAATATTGATTCTAAAAATCTTTCCTGCCGTATTGATTGTTGTCTGTGTTGTTGGTTGCAGGTGGCAAAACTCTACGTCGTAAGCTTCTATATCATCATCTAACGGAATAGTTATCAGCTTTCCGTTTATCTTTTCATACTGCCCATATTCCGCTATCATTTTGTTTTTTATAAATACCTTGCTACAATCCATTACTTCTGCGATTTTTCCAACTAGAACATGGAAGTATGCATTGGCATCCAAACTCCTGCCCTCACGGTACTGAACAACCTTAAGCCGACATTCTTTGTCTTTTAGTCGGTCGTATTCCCCTCGTATGTCTTTTTCACATACAAGGGAAATAACCTGCTTACCGCTTTCAAAATCAATGGATATATCATGGATTCTGGCTTTAGTCTCCATCTAATCAGCTCCAAATCTTTCTTACATTGGCTTTATCTTTGTTTGCTACGATATACTGATATTCTCCCTCAGTAATTTCTGAAATAGACTTATGATGATAAGATGCAAGAATCTTGTTAATATCAAATGCCATTTCATCACATAAGCTTAACAGTGTGTCCTGCTTGATTTTTGAAATCTTCATAGCTCTGATTGCATCCGCATTGTTATCGTCTGCTTGCTTGTCCGCTCTTGCTTTGCGTTCTTTCTGATTTTCGTCCGTATCAGCATCTTTTGTATCATCTAGTAAGAAGATTCCATTTAAGGCATACTTACGTGCATAAGATGATGCCGTTCCTGTTATCTGAGAATCATCCATTCCCTTTTTATTAAGTGCTTCTCTTGCAAGTGCTGATGTTTCTACCCATTCTCCAGTTTCGGTGTCCCATACCTTTACAGTAGCCTTTACATACACACGATCTCCTACCGCCTGCACATCATCTGTTATGTACATTGACATTTTGTTTTCTGCTAGAAGCGGTTTAACCGCTTCTAGGATTCCCTCTGCGTTTCTGTATTTGTAATTTCCAAAAGAATTGTACAGATTCTTAGGTGCTTTTAATGTCGTTTGTATGTGCATCATTTTTTCATGTATTCCCATGTTATCTATCTCCCCTATGGTTCATATTCTCCGTTATACGGAATTACGTTTCCCTGCTCGTCACACTCTTTCACGCTGCATACATCATCAAAACGAGCTTCTTTTAGTTCCTCTAATTCCTTTTTGAATTTTGGATTTCCTGTAAACACGTCCCACATATACTCTAGTAGCCATGTTTTATCTTCTTCATTGTTTCTTGCCTGCTTCCAGATATATTCTGTTGCATCTTCTTCTGGGATCACTGTCCCATATTCGTTTGTGAATCCTGTTACGATCATTCCTGCTCACTCCCTGCTTCTCTTAGAATCTCTTCTACATCAAATTCTTTTTCCTGTGGCTCTTCTTCCTGCATTTTTTCTTCTAACATGTTAATCAGTAATCTAGTGGTTGCAATGCACGCCATATTTTCCATAAATACCAGTGGTTCTGGGTTGTTAGAAATTCTATTATCTAAAACCGAAGTCGAAACACGAGTTAATTCGTCTTCACTGTACGTCCAACAATCTCCGCAAAAGATGTTTCTAATTACTTTTTCATAGTAGTCTGTCAACACTGTTGCTAACTTTTTGTCAGCTTCTGCGTTTTTTTCCTCTGTTACATTCTCTTGTCGTGTGTTGTTGATTCCATCAACGATAATATTTTTAACCGTATCCTTAAATTCTTTTTTTGTAATAATCATTGTCACATTCTCCTTTTCCTGCTATACTGTTGTTATGCATTTTTTGTTAAGCACTTTAGACCTGCACGTCTGGGTGCTTTTTTATTTCCATCCTTTACGCTCCATTTCGATTTCTGCCAAACCTGCGACTGTACATACCGCCGTGAATATAAACGATGTGATTCCCAGACCTGTCAAAACAAGTCCTAGAATCATGATTGCTGTTCCTGCTCTCATATCATTTCTCCTCTCAATGCTCTGTTTTCTTCTCTTTGTTTCCTTGCTCTCCATTTTTCAAACAACTCAGTGTCAAAGAAGATTGGGGAATTTTTCTTAGCACCTTTTTGTGCAAAGTCTTGTCCACGTTCCCGATAAGCTTCATCCAGAAACGACCTCGGGAACCCCATTTTCACAAGCTCTCCCATCTTCATAACTGGTTTCGGGTACTCCATGGTTGCTCCTTTCTTACTCTTCGGATTCTTCCTTGAATCTCTCCTGCATCTTCTGTTTTCTTTTCTTGTCTCTGTAGTTGCTAATCAGCACAATTACAATTTCTGTTGCAACAGTTCCAAAAGCTCCTACGAACAAACCAAGGTAATATGGCTGTATATACATCTACTCACTCTCCTCTCCTGTCAACTCATCCACGTTAATATCTAACGCCTTTGCCACGTTGCACACCTTTTCAAACGATGGACTAATCTTGTCCCATTTTGAAATACTGCCTGTGGCAATCTTTGTATCTTTCTCTAACTGATTAAGTGAAATCCCTTTTTTCTTGGCGATTTCTTTTACTTTCGTACCAATTAACATTTTTTACTCCTTTCTTCTATTTATTATTCTGAAAATATCACAAAATAATATTGACTTAGTTCTGAATATATTCTATAATCTAATTACCACAAAAAATTAAAAAACTATTCAAGCAAACTGCCTCGCTATTATTTTGCGATTTTTTCAGAAGCTATATCTTAATTATATGCGATTTTTTCAGTTTGTCAATAGTTTTTTGCGATTTTTTCAGAATTTTGTGAAAGGAGCAAAATATGGACATGAAAGAACGCATCCGACACCTATGCAAACTCAATCATGTATCTATGAACAAAGTTGAGGGAGACTTAGGTTTTGGGAAAGGTTATCTAAGTAAACTTGGCACTTCTAAGCCAAATGCTGAGAAATTAAAAAAGATAGCTGATTATTTTAATGTGTCATTAGATTTCATAATGACAGGAAAGGAGGATGAACAAAAAGAGAAAGATAACACCGATCTCAAACAAAAATACAGTGAGCTTGAAGAACTTTTAAGAAGTGACTCAATGAAACCTGTTCGTTATGATGGTAAACCTGTCAATAACGATACGATAGATTTATTGCTAAAACAGATTGAGATTTCACTTGCAATGCTAAAAAAATAAACAGGAGGGTTATGTATGAGAAAAAATCAAATCAAAAATACAGTAAATGATTTGATTGAAACATACGGTACGAGAAATCCGTATTTACTTGCTAGTTACCTTGACGTAACAATCCAGTATGGAGACTTAGGAGAACTGCAAGGATGCTACATGAAAATATGGGATAAGAAATTTATTTATATCAACGATAGAATCGAGGATGATAAGCTAAGAGATACTGTTGTCGCTCATGAATTGGCACATAGTATTATGCACAATGAAGATTATTATTTTTTCAGTTATGGTAAACAGTTTCAATCAAACAAAACTGAAATTGAAGCTCACACATTCGCAGCGGAGCTTTTGATACCAGATGAAACGATTATCGAACATCCGGGATATACGCTCGATCAATTATCATCGTTAACCGGATATGCTGAAAGATTAGTCAGCTTCAAAAGACTTTAATTTTTTCTTTTTTGTTTTATTTTTTCTTTTTAATTAAATATAAATATTAATTATTATAATACTATATAGGTTATATATAACTATAGTCTTTAGATACTATATATTTATATAAAAGAAAATAAAAATACACTAAAAACGTTGATTTGTCAATCACAAATTTTAAAAAGTTTTTGCATGGTGCTGAAAACCGCATAAAACCGTGGTTTCTTGGACTTTTAAAAAAGGAAATGCATAGTTGATTGATGTTTGCCTGTCATTTGCCTGCGATTTGCCTGTGATGCGACTATGCAAAAAGTCTTGAAAACCGCATAAATACGTGGTTTCTTGCCTGTGATTTGCCTGCGATTGTGGTTGTCACGTTGCTTGTTATACATTATAAAAGGAGGGATGTTACATGGCATTAATAACTTGTACTGAATGTGGGAAAGAGTTCTCTGAAAAAGCTTCTGCTTGTCCAAATTGTGGATGCCCAACAGAGGAAATCTTAAAAGAATTAGCTACTGTTTCTACTGCTGATAATGAAGTTCCGCAGTATGAAATTGATGAAAAAACGATTGAGATTGCTATAGAAAAAGGCATTGTTAATGAACCTAGTAATTTAATTATCACAGCAGGTAAATATACAGATAGTGGTTTTCTTTCTACATTAACACATATACTTTATGTAGCAAAAGACAGCTTCTATTTATGCCGTTTTGATAAGGCAGAAGAGAATCCAAAAGAAGATATTATTGTCAAACTGGATTATACAAATGATGCTATTAATCAGTTAACTTATGATTATGAAATGCGTAAATTTAACGGTAATTTTGGCTTTAATGCAAGCAAAATCAAAGCGGATAAAGACAGGTCTAGGGATGCTTACTATGAGATTTTGAAAAAGGTAGACTGCAAAAAAGCCGAAGATTTTTATAAGATTTTTTATCTGGATGCACCATACTGTCCTAAGTGTCACAGCTTGAATATAGGATATGAGTTTGTGCAGGACTCAGCTAAAACAAAGGGAAAATCTGAGGCCCGTAAAAAGAGTGTTGTGACTCGTGCAGGTAACAGTCTGGGACGTGCAGGTATGATCGCAGCGACTGGTGGTCTGTGGGCATTAACACCTAAAAAATCTAAATACAAAGAAAAGAAATCATCCAAGACAGATATTAACAGTAAACAAATGGCAATTTGCCAAGACTGCGGTAAATCTTGGGAAGTTAAATAACAATAAAAAAAAGACCGTACCACACCCGAATGTGGTACAGTCTCCAAAAACACTGTTTTTGATTTAATGAATCTTAACCAACTATTATTGTATCATTAACAGTGCGGTCACGCAAGGGTATAAAAAAAAGAGCTACCGTGAAGACTAATAAGAATCGGTAACTCCTTTTTCCATAACATCGTTGGATTATAAAATATTAAATTATAGAAAGTTCATTTATATTGTAACACATCTATGTTATTTTTCAATCTTTTTAAAAACCACTCTTGCATGGCTGTTATTTTTGTACCCATTTTTAACTAATTTATAACTAAGGAGTGATACAATGGCAACAGCTAAATTTAAAAAAGGGAAAGACGGTTACTATTCTACCAACGTGTGGGATGGTACATACAAGGATAACGGTAAAAAACGATACAAACACCTGCGGTCCAAAAAAAGCTCCAAAGATTTAGAAAGAATCGTAAAGGAGTTTGAGCAACTAAGGGACCAACGGCAGGCAATGATTGATAGTGACATACTATTTATTGATTATGCCAGACAATGGAAAGTCTTATATAAAGAATCTAACAGAGCTAACAATACAAATAAAATGTACGACAATGTAATTAACGTCCATTTTGACAGCGTTAAATACATTAAGCTACAAGATGTACAGCGAAGCCACTTACAATTGATTCTGAACGGTGCTAAAGGCAAACCGCGGACACAACAACAAATAGTTATGACATTTAAGCAGGTCCTGCACTCTGCTGTTTGCGATCGCATTTATTCCGCACAATCATTTGCAGATATATTTGACAACTTTGAATCTATAAGTTACAAAGCGAAAGAAAAACGTCCTTTGACACCAGACGAACAGAGAGCCGTTTTTAAGGCAGATTTTAATTTAATGGATAAAATATATGTCTTTATAATTTACGGCTGTGGATTGCGGTGTGGGGAAGCCTTAGCACTAACAGAAGCAGACTTTGACCTAGAAACAAAAGAAGTATCTATCAGCAAATCACACGACATATCAGACAACATACCAAAGAAAAAAACAGTAAAAAACATACAGAACGGAGAAAGAACGTTACCGTTACCAGATAACGTATTCGATACAATCTCTAGTTACATAAAACAACTTAGAAAAGATGGCAGGAAATACTTATTCATAAATCGTGATTACAAGCCTATGACAAAGTCTGGTTTCCGCAGGATGTGGGGTAGAATCATAAAAGCAATGCAGGCGGTCAGCGAAAGTCCTATTGAGGATTTAACAAGCCACATCTTCCGCCACAACTACTGCACAAACTTATGCTACCAGTTCCCTAAGATTAGCATAAAGATGATTGCAAGGCTTGTAGGGGATTCTGAAAAGGTCGTTCTGGAAGTATACAATCACTTAATGTTAGAAAAAGAAGATAGCATATCCGCTGTAAATGATGCTTTAAATTTGGAACAAAAAGTGGAACAGCCTATGGAACGAAAAATGGAACAACTAAATGAAATGGTATCTTAGATTTCTGGAATACGAATGGAACATGGAACACGGATGGAACAAATACTTCCCTAAACTTTAGATACTTTCGATTACTTTTAAGGGTATGATTTTTAGACAGGTCATACCCTTAAAAGCCGCATAAATACAAGAAAAGCACGGTATTTAGCCATTTGGCAACCGTGCTTTTTAAAGTGAGCGTGCGGGGATTCGAACCCCGGACAACTTGATTAAAAGTCAAGTGCTCT